AAGATAGATGAATAGAATACCTCTACACTTTATTACAACAAAGAAGGGATGGGAGCTGATATTACAACGTGGCGAATTGAAACAAACGAAAAGAAAAACATCTACACTAGACAGGTGATGGTAGTCTCTGACGACTCACCTGTCGCTGCTGGTAAAACGTTTTATATAGATGAGTGGTATCGTTGGGGATATGTAGTTATAGAACAAAACGAAAAGCCATTACAGAATGACGATCCGTATAAGTTTCCTCTAGATGTTACGGAATTCGAAGTAGTCGATCAGAGTTTTGATGATGGTGTATCACTTCAACTTGAATTCGAAGATGATTGGCTCGAAGATGAGCGCTTGTGGATTGAATCAATGTATGAGGAAGAAGGGTGGGCAGCGTTCGATGAGCAAGGCATTTATATGGAAGATGTAGAAACACAATTTTACGGTCCAGTTGATATTACTTGCGTAGACGATACGCCTACACCAGATCCAGAACCAATACCACCAGGCACGGGATGGCCTTTTTGAGGACTACTAAAAAATGAGACTACTTAAATTTGAAGCATCATGGTGTGAGCCATGTAAAAGTTTATCAAAGACAATGGAAACAATTCAGTTTCCTTATCCTGTTGAAGTGATAGATGTTGATCAGAACAGTGCAGCTGCTATAGAATATGGAATCAGGGGGGTACCTCACTTAATCTTACTTGATGAGAACAATAATATTGTTAAACGAGTAGGTGGTAATGTATCCAAACAAATATTAATTGAACAGTTAGTGGAGACTATATGATATTAACTATTGAACAGAAAATGCAAGCAATTCAGTCAGAGATTGATGTTCTTCGTACTAAAATAGAGGAGCACGGTACTGGCCACATACACACAACGATTAGAGTGTTAGATCAAAGACTTGAAGAGATGAACAAAGAACGACTACAACTACAAGAACAAAGAAATAAATGACCAAGAAAAAACATAACGACCTAAAATTAACCGACGAGAGAAACTACTTTAAACCATTTAGATATCCATGGGCATATGATGCGTGGCTGAAGCATGAGCAAAGCTCTTGGCTACATACTGAGGTGCCAATGTTGGAGGATGTTAAAGATTGGAAGAACAAATTAAACGAACAAGAAAAACACTTCCTGACAAACATCTTCAGGTTCTTCACGCAAGGAGACATCGACGTGGCTGGTGGATATGTAAAGAACTACCTACCCTACTTCCCACAACCAGAGATTCGAATGATGTTGACTGGTTTTGCGGCCAGGGAAGCGCTTCATGTAGCTGCCTACAGTCATTTGATAGAAACTTTAGGAATGCCGGATTCGACATACGACGAGTTCCTACAGTACAAGGAGATGAAGGACAAGCACGATTATTTCTTGTCGCTTGCGGGCCAGGACGCGACGACAATAGCACAACAAATTGCAGCATTTTCTGCGTTCACGGAAGGGATGCAACTTTTCTCGAGTTTCATTATGCTACTGAACTTCCCTCGTCACGGCAAGATGAAGGGGATGGGTCAGATCATCACGTGGTCGATAGTTGATGAAACAATGCACGCTGAGTCAATGATTAAGTTGTTCAGAACATATGTTGAAGAGAATAGAGATATTTGGAATGATCAACTAAAGGGCGAGATATATTCTATTGCAGAAAAGATGGTCGAACTTGAAGATAAGTTTATTGATCTAGCATTCTCTAGTAGTACTATGGAAAACTTGACTAATGCAGACGTCAAGCAATACATTCGCTACATTGCTGATCGTCGATTAATCAGCCTTGGATTGAAGGGAATATTCAAGGTCAAGAGAAACCCATTACCATGGGTTGAGGAGATGATCAACAGTCCAATCCACACAAACTTCTTTGAAAATAGAGCAACGGACTATGCCAAAGGTGCCCTGAGCGGAGATTGGTCAAACGTATGGGCAAAGGCTGCGTGACGACTATATATAATACAGTAACAGGAAAGGGGTTCACGACCCCCTTTTTTATATAGAATTAAGGAGTTATTATGTTAGTTTTACCTGATAATATGCATGGAAAGAGAGTTGGATTCACCTGTTCTACTTTTGATCTATTACATGCTGGCCACATTTTAATGCTTGCCGAAGCAAAGAACATATGTGATCATTTGATAGTTGCTGTACAAACTGATCCTACTATCGATAGACATTCAAAAAATAAACCAGTTCAATCAATAGTTGAGCGTTATGTGCAGCTGTCAGCTGTAAAGTTTGTTGATCAAATTATTGTATATGAGACTGAAAAGGATTTGGAAGATTTGTTAATGTTCCTTCCAATAAGCATAAGAATAATTGGTGAAGAATACAAAGATAAAGAGTTTACTGGTAAAAAGATATGTGAAGAACGTGGTATAAAGATGTGGTACAATTCGAGATCACATAGATTTAGTTCTTCTGAATTGAGAAAACGCACATACCAATCTGAACAAATCAAGGAAATGCAAAGATATCATGACGGAGATCCAAAAAGAGTCTATAGTGATAGTTTTGGTATCACTAGGTATTCAGTTAATTACCCGAGTGGAACAATCACTGCAACTCCTGTGGGAAACACAGACATGGGAGGATAACAAATGAGTTCAAATACCTGTAGAATGTGCGAAGCAGATTTTACTGTAGAGGGATATAATATTGATGAAGAAATAATGTATTGTCCCTACTGCGGTTCTGTTATAGATCCAGAACTCGATAGAGAGTTTGATGAAGAGTTTTTTGATGAAGATAGACTTCAGGACTAATGTGGACCTTTGATGGAGGTCCAGTTACAATAATCCCTGAGGGGTGTTACGGGTTCGTCTATAGAATAACCAATACAGTGTCAGGTCGCGAGTACATAGGAAAGAAACTTTTCTATTCTATGAAAACTAGGCAAGTAAAAGGTAAGAAAAAAAGATTCAAAGCAGAGTCCGATTGGCAGACATATTACGGCTCTAACGACGAGCTACTCAAAGATATTGAAGCAGTTGGAGTAGATCTCTTCAAACGTGAAGTTATTAGAATGTGTAAGAATAAAGGCGAATGTACGTACTACGAAGCAAAGTATCAGTATCAGTTTGATGTTCTTACAAATCCTGATAAATATTACAACTCATGGATCATGTGCAAAGTGCATAGGAAACATTTACAACTAAACACCGCGGAGTAGCTCAGTAGTAGAGCGCCGGACTCATAATCCAGAGGTCGGTGGTGCGAATCCACCCTCCGCAACCAATCTTTATATTATGGAAAACATACTCCACAACTCCAAAGCCAAATACGGTAACTTCATTCATTTTGTCAATGATGATCCTATTGGTGCTTGTCTTAATTATTACGGTGAGTGGGCACAGCCAGAGTTTGATATGTTTGACATGATCCTTAACTCAAATTCCAATGTTATAGATGTCGGCGCCAATATTGGTACACACTCTGTTTACTTTGCAAAAAAATGCAGTCAAGGATCTGTTATTGCAATAGAGCCACAGATCTATATTTTTGAAATATTGGCAGCTAATATATTGTTTAATGGATGTTATAATACTGTTCCTGTACATGCTGGTGTTTCATCAAAACAGGGTACTAGTAAGATGGTTAACATTAGTCCGTTTGATACTAGAAGATGCAACTATGGTGAATTCAAGATAAACAACCATCTAGATAGAGGAGTTGATACGCCAATTATAACCCTCGATAGATACTGTGATTTCAAAAAATTTGACCTAATTAAGATGGATGTTGAGGGAATGGAGATTGATGTTTTAGACGGAGCTAAGAAATTAATTAAGAAACAAAAGCCTATTCTCTACATTGAATTCAATAACAGAAATGGAGATGATCGATTACTCGAAAAGATCTACAGTTTAGGATACATCCCGTTTTGGCACATATATCCCAAACATAACATCAACAATCATAATAAACAAGAGAGAAATATTTGGGAGCCAGATGACTATATTATTGACAAAGATAATTTAGATTTGAGGTACGAAGGAAATGCTCTATGTGTTCACAAAGATAGCCCACTGCCTTCAGGGTTCAAACAAATTGAGCTTGGTGAAAGTATTACCAGTCAGC